CTTTGGGAGTGTGGTTTAAAGAAGTTTAATTCTTACCACAACTCGCCGGCCGTGAGGCCGGCTTGTCGACTAGGCCAATCAGCTGGGTAACCATTCCAGCTCTGCCCACCCGTCCCAGTACGTGGAACGAGAGAGCTTGATTGTCTGTTCATAACGCTCCGCAGCTACGGCCCCTTTCAAGGGGGACCGAAGCCATGAAGCGTACGCCGCGAGATCCAAGTAGATTGGGCGGTGACGCCAATCGACAGTCGGGTAGATCTCACTGAAGCCAGTCGCAGTGAAGCAACCTGACCGCCACTTGTACTTAACCGAGAGAGTACCCTCGGCCCCAATGAGGTGTTGTCCGACCGCAAAGCCGGAATCTCCCTCGTACAAGTGTCCCACCGGTGCTTGCGAAGGCACCAACTCTCCCTTAAATGAGCCGAGGACGCGGTTAAGCGTATGGCTGCATTCCGTTTGCAACGGAAGGGGGATCCGAGTGCGAGCCAGAGGCTGCAACGGTACACCCTTAGGGAATAGCTCAGGCGACGTCAAGGCGTGTGTGTAATAAGTCTTGCAAGCCGGCTTGAGCCAACTTTCAAGGACACACTGCTCTCCCCTACTGTCATTGTGAAGTGACAGTCGGTAAGCAAGACGCACAAGACGATTATGAGCGCGAATGCACTCAGGCGCCGTGGAGGGTTCAGACTTCTGATAAGCAGGTGTAACATACTTTCCTTCAAAGAAGTGGTCTCCGCAGGACTCGTAGAAGAGCCCGTCGCTGTAGGACTTGCGTCCGTTGACAGTGTGACCAATAGCCGCGAGGCAACGGGTCAGGAGTGGAACACTACTCTTAGGGCAGACGATGTCGTCCCCGAAAACCAGAACGCGGTGGGCATCCTTACCGGCACACACTCGAGCAATAGACGCGAATATTAGCGTCTCAAGCTCGAACGTGAAACCATTCCCCATGGCGGAGAACATCTGATAAGGTGTGACCCGACCAGACACAGGGTGAACCCATGTCTGCCCACGCAAAGATTCCATCACGGAGAGGATACGGCGCGAAGCCTCA